TGCGTATGTGCAGTATATACACTTTCGTATTTATTGACATGAGATGCATTTAACATTGTTCTTGTCAAATCTATACCCTCTTGTCTCAAACGAAGTGCTGTGTTACGAACCCATAGTCCGATTGCAAGTGCCATAATCAAATCATCATTATATCCTTTCATTGCTTCCGCTCTACCACCACTCCAAATAAAAGTAAATGCCTCATCTATTAATCTTGATGAACGAATCAATATATCCTTATCTGTCATATATGTGTCCAATGCTGAAATGATAAGAGGACGTGTTTTAGATGTTGTAGAAAATCCTGCAACCATCTGTTTTTCGTCTCTATAATATTTGTTTGATATTTGTCTTTCGGTATCAATGTATTTTAAATCATTACTCATGTAGAATAGATTTTGATATCCTCTATCTATTACTTGTTGAATACATGCCCAACCTACATTTGAGTTTTCAATTACTAAAAGTGCATTGTTATATTCCGTTGCTAATGAAGTTAGAAAATTTCCAAAATCTTTTGTGTCAATTTTACCTCTATATTCTGCAACTTGTGAAGAATCTTCAATATCAATTACTTGTGCAGTAGAATAATCGGCACCATCACCTCTAGCAACGTCGGCAGATACCATATAACTTCTATTATAGTTTGGATGTTCCCATACCCACAGATTACTATCAAATCCTCTCTTTTCAACGGGTTCCATTACATATGTATCTTTATACCATGTAAGTAATGCCGGGTCAATTACGGTATCACCTGAACCAACGAAGTCACAATCACATTCTTGTGCCGCTCCTTTAACTCCCAAGATACGAGTTTGTTCATCTCTCCAACTCTGATTTCTTTCAGGGTGTACAGTCCAATGTAAATTAATACAATTGAAACCATTACTTCCATTTTCTCCTTCTACCCACATTTTATGGAACCAGTTACCCACACCATTGGGAGTAGATAATACGATTGCCGAACCACCCGTTGATAGGGTCGATTGTGCCGATAACCAAATTTCATCAATATCTCTAATGAATGCAGCTTCATCCACAACTAACAAAGACAATGCTTCCGAACGACCTGCGTCCGGTGAACTTGCGATTGCTTTTACTTGTGAACCATTTTTTAATTTAAGGGAAAGTTTGTTATCTTCTGCGGCAGCTGTTCCTCCATCTCTTAACCAAATAGGAAGTAAATCATGCATAACTCTTACCTTCTCTACCAGATTCTTAGCTACGGTCACTTTCGTTGCGATAACCAATGCATTGAAGTCCTGATTGAATATCATCTTCCATAAAATAAACCCCGCAGATAGAGTCGATAGACCCAACTGACGAGATTTTAGAATAATGTTAAAACGATTTTCTTTGAAGTCTGTTAAACAATCCTCCTGGAAAGGATAAAGGTGAAAGGGAATTTTTCCTCTCACCGGATGCTGGATGACGCAATACTTTTTCATAAAGTAAATTGGGTCTAACGCACACTTGCGATATTCTTCAGCAATTATCTCTTTTAATGATTTCTTAGGTTGCCCTTGAACTCCCATTATTTTTTCAATTTAATCTTCCAATATACACCACCACCGATGTATGGAGAAAGACTTCCGTTAGTTCCGTCTGTTACTCTATTTGCAACACCTACACCAACTTGATAGATTTTATCTTTTTTGGTTTTTACTAACAAACCACCACCAATATTTGAAACTACATCTGCTTTGTTAAATCCACCAGTAAAACCATAATATACTTGTGTCTTTGGTAATTCTTTAACAATCATAGTTTCTTTAATAGTTCTTTCTTTTACTTTAGCGTCGAAAGTTCTACCTAATATTCTATTTTGTGATATTGTATCAGTTACTGCAACTGTTCCCAATGAATCAGGTAATACCAATACATCTTTGTATAATACTTTTGAATAATAATCTTTTAATAAAGCCTGAGTATCTACGATTGCAGGAACTTGTACTTGTACTTCTTTTTCTACAATTGTTTCATGATAGATATCCGAACCCTTTTTAGTTACCACTTTTGTTTTAACCACTTCAAATGTATCTATGTCATGCTTAATAACTTCATATTTCTTTCCTTCAATTCTAACAGTTCTACCTGGCATATGTCCACCCGGGTTAAACCACTCTAATAAAATGATTGCAATTAAAACAGCGATTGCAATGTTTTTCAAATTCAATAATTTTTTCATAATTTTTTATTTTTTAATTAATTCAGGATGATTTAACTCAACCAATTTTTCTTCTAATAACCTTTTTCTTTCTATTAATAATTCAATAGCAGTGTAAGCACTATCTATATCATTTTTTAAATCTTGTTTTACTTTTTCGATATCAACTTCCCATGTCCAAGTTTCCGTTCTACCATCTTCGGTAATCATTTCCATTTGTTTTTTGATACCACCCAAAGCTTCTTCATATCTATCTTTCAACTCTCTAACATAAGCAAGTTTGTTTCTTGTTATCTTATAATCTTCATAGAAAGGATATGTTCCATCTTCTTTTAATAACCTTTCTTGTTTTGCCAAACACGTTGTGCACATTCCAGTTTTTCTGATTAACTTTTTGTCTGCATAACTATATTTGTCGGTTTCACAATCTTCAACTGAACATGTACTCAACTTTTGTAAAAATTGTCTAACATCATCCATTTGAGTGACTGCGACTTTGAAACCTGCTTTTTGTTCCCACTCTTTACCATCCTTATCAACCCATCTTTCACCCACTTCTCTTTTTTGTTCAACCTCACCTTCATAACCATGTACTCGTTGTGTGTTGTCCTCTCTACCAAAAACCGTGTCAATGATGAGTTTACGAGATTTGTGCATCCCTTTTGATTTCTCATCAAAACTTTTTCTTGTTGCCATATTTCTATACTTTTATAACTAATTGTCTATATTATATATATCAAAATTATTCGTAAAAAATACCTAATATTTGATTTAGTGGTGCAAAGGTGCCTGTAAGTTTGTAAGTTTTTCCATTATAAAAGAATACCAATCCTTCACTTGCAACGATTCTATCTATACCACCCAATGCATTTAATCTTGTCAATTCTTGTTTTAATTTTTGAACTTTTGACGGGTCTCCACCACTTCTAACTTGTGATGCAACCGATTTAAGTTTGTCTTTCATAGAACGAATTGCCTTATCAGGATGAACCGTTAATACTGAACTTACAAATTCCAATACATCCGCACCTACCCCTAAAAATAATTCTTCAAATGGTCTAATGTTATCTTTTTGTTGTTTTGCAACATTTACTTTATCGTTTTGAATTGCCCATTTCTGTAATTCTTCATTTGATATCGTATTTAATCTAAATCCTTTATCACCAAATGCCCACCTTCTAATCAATGCTTCTTTTGTAAGTTTATCGACTTTAATAGGTGCATTTGATGTAATCCACCAATCCCACCAACTTTGATGATAGTCTGCAACATTATCCGAATCTTTTAAACCAAACTCATTTTGTAATTTATTTAATTTAGAAATGTATTTACTTTGTTTAGAACTTAAACTATCATTCTTTGGTATAGTTGTGATTGGAGGGCCTTGTATTGTATATTTTGATTGAACGTCTGCATTAATTTGTTTAATCATTCCTGCTAATATATTTTCTGCACCATCAACTTGTCCGATTGCGGTTCCACTTTCATTATACTGAATACAATTGTGAAATACTAATAAAGCTTGTCCATAAGGTATTACATTAACCGATGTTGGCCATATAACTTCAATGTTCATAAAGTTTTTACCTTCATCAAATATTTTTTCTCTTTGTTTTTGAGATAAAGATGATATTGCTGCCGATAAATCTCTCATAGCAAAGTTATATGCATCCGTTAATCCACCTCTTCCGGCAAATTTAGATGCAACACCTTCAATACCCAATGCGTTTGCTCCTGCGTTTTGTAAATGTCCCTTATTTCTTGCTGCAATTAATCTACCATTCTTCCAACTTATTGCTAAAGCTTGTCCGTCTGTTTTTTCTCTTACTACACCCAATTCACCATTAAGTGCATTTGTTATAATTTTTTTTAAATCACCAAATGTTAAATCCATATCATCAAATGGATGACTCATATGACCATATGCACCACCTTCCATTAGTAACTCTTCTTTGATAAACTTGGTTGCTGTAAATTCAACTTGTGGTAAATTATCTATTGTATATTTAACTGTTCTTTCTTCGGCATCTTCATCTCCAAATATTGCATCTGCTTTTGGAAAATCAGTTTGAGTATACCCACCATTCTTATACCAATCTTCACTTTTATCGGAATCTAATTTTCTTTTCTTACCTTTTGTGATAAATGAACCATCAGGAACATCTGCTGTGGTTGATGTTGCAACACCACTAACTTCGTCTAAATTTGGTTGAATGTTTAATTCTTTTTCCATTCTGGTTATATCATCATAACCCATATTTCTCAATGCTCTTGCAACTGCATTTGGATTTGGTGACATATTTACTTTACCAAAAAGATATGCATTAATTCTTTTTCTGAATTTGGAATCTCTATATAATTTAATAATATTCATAAAATGGATATCTTTATTACCCATTTCATAAATGTTTTGGCCTTTTTGTCCTAATCTAAAAGTGGTTGCTTTTTTACCATTTATAGTAGGCATTCCGTAATCATCCTTTCCAATATCTTTAACTTGTACTTTTTTGTTTTTGAATTTACCCATCAAAACG